AACATGTAAACTAAAAGCTGTACAAAATAATTAGGCATCAAGCCTTCGGATACAACACTTGATATATAATCAATGTAGATCTTCTCTTCGTTAGTAGCTATTGCTGGTCCAGAACTTGTATAAACTAATTCATAGTTTTGGATTGGCAATACTCTTGTTGAGCTTGAGTTATAAACTTGTAGTGCTGTACCACTTACAGCAGTTGAGGGTAAAGGGTATAAATAAGTCCATTCATTTACTGGTGTTGCTGTTGATCTTGCTAGTTGTTCTTTTACAAGAGCAAAGGACCAGGGATATAATGATAAAGTTTTTCCTTTGATTGTTTCATAAATACTATCAGCTACTCTTGCAGCATCATTAGTTGTATCAGAAAATGACGAAATTGTGTCCGATCCTAACAACACCAATGCCTGGTTTACAATAGTTATTTTTGTATCTCCACTTGCCATAGTATTCCTTAAATAAATGAAGAGGCCCATTAAGGGCCTCCTCAAAGTTATTTATTAGTCTGCGTCTGCGACTGACAGAGCTGTTCCATCAGATACATCCACTACACCACTTGCGTTACTTAGTACAGTAACTAAAGTAGATGTAGGTACAGAACTATCCCAAACATGAATTAAATCACCGACTTTTAATACATCAGATGCACCATTAAAGTACCCCTCAGTATTAATATCAGCAATCGCATCAGTTCCAGGTGCTGTGTAGCTCCACATTTGAGGAGCAGTACCAGCTTTAGATTGTCCACCTATTGGTTGTAGGTTTGTTTTGTCATAAGCCATAATTTATTCTCCTCTCCTATTAGCTTTCATCAGTTGTTATTTTTACGATACCATCTGGATCAATAGCAACAGCACCAGCTGAGAACATTGAGTTCACCAAGAATGATGTTTTCTCTGGAACATAGTTGATCTCAGTTTTTTGTGCCATATTAACAGCCATACCGACTGCACCTCTATGGAACGCAAAACAAGTTCTGTCGTTAGTTGCCAATGGTAATCCACCTTCATCTCTATCACCTAGAACATAAAATCTGAAACCTAGGAAAGTATTGATCTCTCCAGATACCAGAGCTTTAATACTAGCGAAATCGCCAGAGATTGCTCTCTCATCAGCTAGTAATCCAGATAATGAGTTTGCGTGGATGATGATGTGTCTGTCATCAAATGGAACATTTTTAGCATCCATAGCTTTTTTAGCAGCTATCAGCTTTCCAACATTCAGATTTGAGTTTGCAGCTGAACCAGATGTAACTACATTTTTAGCTACAGTTCCAGTACCAGATGCAGCATTAACAGCATCTATTATAAGTTGGTCCATTCTTCTACCTATCGCTTTAGATACGACTTGGACTAACTCTTGTCTTTCATCAAAGTTTACCTTCGCTTGATGGAAAATGTCGCTATATTCAGCAGCATTGAAATCACTCATTGTAGCTGTAACTTGAGAATAAGTTACATTCAATGGAGTAACATCTGTCTGTGGAACTCTAGCAGTAGCAGATCCCTTACCAAGTTTTGGAAACTTGTATGTCTGCCCTTGTACACCTTGTCTTAGCCTTACACATCCCAAGATTGAACTTTCACCTTGGTATGCTTGTTTTACCTCAGCATCAAACAGAGTAACAAAAGCATTAGTTATTGATTGTGCCATGTTTTCTCCTTTATAAGTTTAACACATTTATTTATTTACTCGCAGTTGTCTGGTAAAATAGCCAGGCTGACAGTAGTGTACTTTCCACTCGTCAAAAGGCCAAAAGAAATTTTGGTTATCTCCGATTACAAAATAATCGTTTTCTAAATAAATATCAAGTCTATATTTCGCCAGTATCTACTTTTCCTGGAAAAGCTCTAGCAAACTGTTGCTCTACCTTTCTACGAAAAGCTGGATCTGTTTTGTACTTAGGATCAGCTACTAACTCATATAACTCATCATTTGATGGAGCACCATCTACATCTACTGGAGCTGTAGGTATAGTTTGTTCACCATAATACTTTCTAAGTTTATTAATAGTATTGATACCATTTGCAGTAGCAGCAAATACTTTAAACTCTTCAAAGTCCTCATCAGAGAACACACCTTTAGCTTTTAAACCTTGGCCCCATTTTTTTACACCTTCAATGATTTGTTGAGCATTAGGACCTAACTTAGCAGTTTCCTCTTCAATGTTTATACTATCTGCCTCTTCTTGAGCTATAGATAATTCTTTAAATTTATTTACTAAATTATCAAATGCAGCTTGAGTAGGTTTGTTTTCTTTGGCCCAATCTAAGAAATATGTTTTTAATTCATCATCATCTTCTACATCTTCTAATGATGTTACATCATATTCTTTTGGAGCTTTGTGTTTACCCATAGAGAATTGTTTTTGTAATTCACTATAAGAGTTACTAAGCTCTTCGGTCTTGACACCTCTCTCTGGATCCCAAAACTTATCCTCAATATATTCTGGTTTTTCTAAAACCTTTTTATCTTCTTTAGCCTCAGCTTGTTCTTGAGGCTTTTCCTCTTCCTTATGAGGTATCTCAGTTTCACTTGGATCTGGTGTTTTAGGTTCCTCTGTTGGAACTCCACCCATCAATCCCTCAGTTTGGTTCTCTTCTACTATTTCGTTTTGATTTTCATCAGCCATTTTTTGCCCTCTCTATTCTCATTATTATTTCTCGGACCACACTATTTTGTCCTTCTCTTGCATATCCAGATGTGTGATCTCCCCCTGGTACCCAAGTCGGTTGATCTAATGTTCTACTCATTAAATGTTTCAAACATTTCTTACCTTCCTCAGTTTCAAATGTTCTAGCATAAGACTTATCTATTTCAAGCTGCTCGTTTTTTGTTTCTTGCTTTGCTTGATTATCTAAGACCTCAATGCCTTCCCATCCTACTTTTGCCATTATGAACTTACCTCATCCTCTACAGCACTTGCTGGTTCTTGTTCTTGAGGAGGAGGAGTTTCTTGTTGGGGAGCTTGTCCTTCCATAGCTGCTTTTGCTTGAGCATCAAACATAGCCATACTTTGTTGGATGATGGCTTGTTTCTCATCTGGAGATGTTCTTAAGCTAGATGGTACACCTAACTTATCACCTATGTAAGTAGCTATAGCATCTGGTTTTAGTTCTGCTACACCACCTGGTCCAAGTGAGTTTGCTATTTGGAAAAATTGCATAACTTCATTTATCTCTTCTAAGTTTTGAGCTTTAGCCAATGGACTAACTGGTACTACTTTTACCTCTAGCCCATTGACCTTCAAAGGGAGCTGGATAAGACCTTTCTCATCCATAATGAATAATACTCTTGTTATGATTGGTACCATAGTTTCAGTAATTAATCTACCAAAAGCAGCACCTAAATTTTGTGATAATTCTTTCATTCTTTCTACAATTTCTGTTGCAGATCTAGCTGACATATTATCTGGTGGTAAAGTATCATCTAACAAAGTCTTTTTAATATTTACTCTTAAATCATTTATAACAATTTGTGATACATTGAAATCTCCAGATCTTGGCAAAGGAGCTAGTGATGCACCTTGAGGTCCACCATTTCTTGCTACTGGTATAATAGATCCTGGAGTAATTCTAATATTAGATGGATTGATTACACCATCATCTGCTGCTGTATATACTCCAGCACATGCTATACTAGCATTTTTAAGTAACAGCTCTAAAGTTTTATTTAAAGTTTTTACATCTGGTAAAGCAGATACTAATGGTCCTCTACCAAATACCTCACCAGGTATCTTCATATATCTTGCAACAATCCAAGGAGTAGTATCCATTCTACGAAATACTAACTCATCTTTTGTTTTCTCATGTATGATATGATAACAATAATCTTTTCTTTCTGGATCTAATATAACTGCCTCTATTAACTCTACCATCTCTTGAGGTTTGTTTTCTATTAATGTTTGTAATTGATTATTTAATTTTATATCTGGATATTGTCTTGGCAAAGCCTCAGCTCTAACTTTGTATTTACGATAAACATTATCTACAGTTCCATTTGGTCCTTCCTCTAATGCAATAAGATATTGAGGAACTGGAGTAAACTGAATAGGATTTATATCATCCCCTGGCTGAATGAGCATAACAGCAGTACCTACACAAAGGTCCAATAAAAATTCACCCATAGCTAAATCAAAGTTTGATTGTCTAAGCAAAGTAAACATTTTATCTAAATACAGATCTAATGCTTGTTGCACCTCTGCTTTTCTATCTGCTGGTATGTCATTCCCAGGTTCCAATCTGCACCATTTTTTATAGGGAGGAAATAGGCCAGATTGAATTCTATTAGCAAATCTTTGAGTAGAATGAATAGCTGTACTATCAAATACCATGTTCATTTTATTCTGGCCAGGTACAGTACCCTCATAGTATCCATCATAAAGATTTCTTTGTGGAAGAGCATAACGATAACAATCCTCGTAAATAGTTCTCCATTGTTCTTTACGAGCAAATGCTTTGTTTGATCTATCTAAAACTTCTCTTGCTTTTAAATACATTATGCAGTTCCTTTGTTTCTGTTTGCAAAATTTCTAGCAGCCTCTTTACTACCAAAACCCCATGCCTTGAGAGCTAGAGCTAATCTTGTTGGCCTACCTTTATCATCTTTCATAGGTCCTTTGTTTGCAGCAAACCTAGCAGCAAAGCTCACTCTTCTAGGATTGTTACCTTTCTTAACTGGTGATTTAAGATTACTACCTTCTTTTCTTTTAAAGTAATCTCTACCAGCCTGGTTCAATCCTCCAGATGGGTTCTGATATTTTTTAGCTACCATCTAAATAATTATTCCTCCTAAGACAAAAGAGATAATTATAGCAGCAACAAACCACTT